GATTGTTTGGAAGGAGTTAAAAATGAAAGGAACGAAATATAAAGCAGGCGGCGGTGCTATGAAAGGTACTAAATATATGTCTATGGGCGGAGCTGCAAAAGGCACTAAATATATGTCTATGGGCGGAGCTGCAAAGGCCGAAGTAAAGGCTAATCCTGGTATGGATAAAATGCCCGCATCTATTTTGGCTAAATTGCAAGCGGGATTATCACCAGTAAGTGGTGGCAAAACAAAGTCTTTAGCTAAGGCCATGAAAAAGAAACCAGCAAAAAAATTTCCACCTAAAGCTAGATAAAATTTTTTATTAAATAAGGTGGCGTATTTAATATCAAATATCCCGCAGTTTAAATGCTGGGTACGAAAAGAATTTACAACCAACCATCAACATGGTCATGGTGAATATTTACATGCTTTGGCATTTGCAGTGAACACGATTCCAGACAGATCTTTGTCCTTCCAGGTAGTTTTTACTGGATGTGAAACCGATTTTGAGGGTTATCCAGATGATAATGTACACGGAGGAGCAATGTGGGCCAGGATGCCAATACAAGCTCTTATAGCAGACGTTCCTTTGCAAGAGTGGCCAAAGCCTATGGAAGATCATTTAGCTCAACCATGGGATTGTCTAAGCCATCATCATAGCGTGGTTTCTTTAGACAGAGTCAGCTCAAGTCCCTGGTATTGTAAAATAGACGGTGAATTTTATATGGGAAAATATATGTTTACGGTTGATTATACCGATCACTCAATAGCAGATGATCCTGCTCAACATAAACAGTCACATGTGTTATATTTGACGGATGCTGGTGAATATACTGGCAATTTTGTGGCTCTACCGAATAACAGAGTAAGAGCAACTAATCCAGCTTTATGGAGAACGGGTGAAGGCGCACCAGATTTTGCACCATCACAATGGATCCATTCTGCTGAGCAGCACGAGAGCTATACAGATCCAGTCAAGACATTTGACAATTTGTATGCCTCAGACGAAGATAGAGAGTAATTATGGCATTATCTGGAAGCAAAGACTTTGAATTAGATGTAGCGGATTACGTTGAAGAAGCGTTTGAGCGTTGTGGCCTAGAACTTCGTACTGGTTATGATCTTAAAAGCGCAAACAGAAGTCTGAACTTAATGCTTGCAGAGTGGGCCAACAGAGGTCTAAACCAATGGACTGTTAAAGAAAAAACAGTTGCAATGGTTCAAGGAACTAGCACATACAATATAGACAGCACTAATGCTACAGCTCCAATTGATGTTCTGGACGTTTACATAAGAGAAACTCAAGGATCTGAAACAACAGATCTTCCCATGACCAGATTAAGTAGAGCTGAGTATTCTCACATAACAACAAAATCAAGCACAGGTAAGCCAAATCAATTTTTAATAGATAAACAAACCACACCAACATTAACAGTGTGGCCCGTGCCAGATAAAACTAGCAGCTATACGGTTTACATGAATGTTCTTACAAGAATGGATGATGCCGACGCTGGTGCAAATACTATGGACATGCCATTTAGGTTTTATCCATGTTTAGCAGCTGGCCTAGCCTATTACATTTCATTAAAAAGAGCTCCAGATAGAACCAGCATGTTAAAAAGTTTATATGAAGAAGAGTTCCAAAGAGCTTTATCTACAGACGAAGACAGAGCATCATTTAGAGTATCGCCTAGTCTGAGGAGTTATAACAACGCATAATGGCTTTTGCATCTGGTAAATTTTCTTATGGCATTTGTGATATATCTGGTTTTAGATATAAGCTCCAGGATATGCGTAAAACTTGGGATGGGTTATTAGTCGGCCCAGATCAGTGGGATCCTAAGCATCCACAGTTAGAACCAAAGCCAGCTCCAGATGATCCACAAGCTGTAAAAAATGCTAGACCAGATAAAGCTGACGATAATTCAAAATTTTTAGTTTATACTAATGTTGGAGACGGTAAACTGGGAACAGTTCTTACAACTTTTTCAGTTACAACAAACGTAGGCGAGGTAACGGTAACAACATGAGTTTTACATACGGCACACTTAAAACAGCAATTCAAGACTATCTGGAAGTATCTGAAACTACTTTTACAAATCAGTTACCAACTTTTATACAAGAAGCTGAGGATCGTATATTTTCATTTGTTCAATTACCAGAACAAAGAAAAAACGTCCAGGGCACAGTAACTACTGGCAACAGATTCTTGGCTACACCAACAGATTTCTATGCTCCTATGAGTTTGGCTGTAATAAGCTCAGACACATACGATTACTTAGACTTTAAACATCCTTCATTTATTAAGGAATATTCGTCTGGTACCACAAGGGCCAAGCCGAAATATTACTCGTTATTTGATGATGCGGCATTTGAAGTTTCACCTATGCCCGATTCGGACTATACGATTGAACTTCATTATTTACATAAACCAGTCTCATTGACTGCTGGTAGCGACTCTGGCACGACATTCTTATCCACAGACTATTCTGACGCTTTGTTATATGGTTCTTTGGTAGAGGGTGCAATTTTTCTTAAAGAGCCATCTGACGTTGTTATGCAATTAGAGGGACGCTTTAAGGAGGCGGTAGCCAGAATGAAAAACACATCCGAAGGTCGTGGAACACGCGACGAATACAGATACGATTCAGTCCGATCTAGCGTAAGCTAATGAGTAGAATAGAATCTTTAGAGGGCAAGAAAATTGCTCTAATAGGACTTGGCATATCACAAGTTGATTTTGCCATAGGCAGAGAAAATGGCCGTACCTGGGACGAGGTATGGTGTATTAATTCAGCAGCAGCTGTTTATCCATCAGATAGAATTTTTATGTTAGATCCTGCAAGCAGGTTTTTTGATAGTAATGATGCTGGTTCACAAACACCTGTTATGTGTGAAGTTTTAACAAATTGTGATGCTCCTGTTTATACTTGTGAATTAGATCCGAGAATAAATAATCCAGTTATGTATCCTTTAGAAGATGTCTGCAACTCAACAAAGTGTGCATATCTAAACAATACAGTAGCTTATGCAATAGCTTTTGCCTTGCATAATAAAGTAGGACAGTTAGATCTATTTGGTATTGATTTTTCTTACAAAGAAAACATGCACTTTGCAGAAGCTGGTAGAGCTTGTGTTGAGTTTTGGATTAGCAAGTGTATGGCAGCTGACATACTAATAGGTATCAGCGGAAGATCTACAGTATTAGATTCAAACGTGCCAGCAAATGAAAAGCTGTATGGTTTTCATAGATTGGATAAACCATTAGTTGCAATACCGCATGAAGGTAAATTTATTATTGGACCATACGATGAAATAAATGATGAATTAGAAAAGCATGGTTTAAAAATAAATGAAGACATTGCTCCACCAGAACCCTACAAAGGATGAGTGTAAAAAGCGATTTTGCATTAGGCAGTGTGGGTGTAACAACCACTGAAAACAAAGGACATGATCCAGAGTTTTGGGCGGCTCAGGCAACAAAGAAAATATGTGACTATTCACAGACTGCACCAGAGCATATCAAACAGCAGGCTTTGGCTTTTCAAAATCAAGTTTATACTGTAATCTTACATAGTATGAAAAATGCAATTAAGTCGCAAAATACGACTTATGCAAATTTATTAGAAAAACAAGGCCACAGCGACATGGCTAAAATATTAAAGGAGCTATAATGGCAATAACATCGGCAATATGTACAAGTTTTAAACAAGAGCTTTTAGTGGGCACTCACAACTTTACAGCATCAAGTGGCAACTCTTTTAAGTTAGCTTTGTATACTAGCTCGGCTACACTAGGAGCAGGAACTACAGCATACGTTACAACTGGTCAAGCAACTGGGACTAACTACACAGCTGGAGGATCAGCATTAACAAACGTAACACCAGTAACTTCTGGTACTACTGCTTTGTGTGATTTTGCAGATTTAACTTTTAGTAACGCAACCGTAACAGCAAGAGGGTGTCTAATATATAACGACACAAATTCTGATAAAGCTGTTGCAGCTATAGATTTTGGCGGCGACAAAACATCTACAGCTGGAGATTTTACGATTGTTTTCCCAAGTGCTACAGCAACTGGTGCAATTATAAGATTAGCTTAACAGCAGCAATGCCTAAATATTATGCCGCTGTCGAAGATAGATTTTAAACCAGGAATAAATAAGGAAGAAACCGATTACGCAAACGAAGGCGGTTGGGTTGATGCCGATAAAATTAGGTTTAGAAAAGGTCGAGTTGAAAAAATTGGTGGTTGGGAGAAGTTTTCTATTAATACAATAGTTGGTTCTGCTAGAGCTCTACACTCTTGGATTTCTTTGAGCGGATCAAAATATCTTGGTATAGGCACAACTAATAAATATTACATTGAAGAAGGTGAAACATATAATGATGTTACGCCTATAAGAAAAAATACCACTAACGCAGCAACTTTTGCTGCAACCGATGGATCATCTACTATAACAGTGACTGATGCAGGTCATGGAGCTGTCAACGGTGATTTTGTTACATTTTCAAGTGCGGTTAGTTTGGGTGGTAATATCACGGCAGTGGTATTAAATCAAGAATATCAAATCAACCTGGTGACAGGTGTAAATACTTATGAAATTACTGCAAAAGATACAAGCGGATCAAGTGTCACAGCAAACTCTAGTGATTCTGGTAATGGCGGATCTTCAACCGATGCGGCTTATCAAATCAATTCTGGACTCGAAAATTATGTACAGTCTACTGGTTGGGGTGTAGGAACTTGGGGTGCTGGTGGTTGGGGTTCATCAACAGCTCTCTCAGCAGCAAACCAACTACGATTATGGACACACGATAATTACGGCGAAGATTTAATTATAAACCCAAGAGGTGGTGGTATTTATCGTTGGGTAGAAAATGACGGTTTATCAACAAGAGCAGTTGAGTTAGCTACAACTAGCGGCGCAAATTTAGTTCCAACGCAAGCCTTACAAGTCATTACATCTGAAACAGACAGACATTTAGTGGTTTTAGGCGCAGATCCCATAAGCGGAAGCTCAAGAACAGGAACATTGGATCCTATGCTTGTAGCTTTTAGTGATCAAGAGAACCCATTAGAGTTTGAACCATTAGCAACCAATACAGCAGGATCTTTACGATTATCTTCTGGTTCAGCTATTGTCGGCGGAGTAAAAGCTAGGCAAGAAGTTTTAATATGGACAGACACATCTTTATATTCAATGAATTTTATTGGCCCTCCTTTAACCTTTGCAGTAAATTTAATTAACGAAGGAGCTGGTCTTATCGGCCCAAAGGCTTTTTGTAATTCACCCAAAGGTGTTTATTACATGTCTAAAAAAGGTTTTTACTATTACAACGGATCGGTACAACAAATACCTTGTAGCGTGCAAGATTATGTATTTTCAGATCTTGATGAAGGCCAGGCGTTTAAATGCTTTGCAGGACTTAATGAAGAGTTTTCAGAAGTTTGGTTTTTTTACCCTTCGCTTACAGACGACACTAGTGAAATATCTAGGTATGCAATTTACAATTATGAAGAGGGTACCTGGAGTATTGGATCATTAGAAAGATACTCTTGGCTTGCAGCAGGCGTATTAGACAAACCGCTAGCAGGTGGTGAAAACGGATCTAAATATATTTACGAACATGAGAAAGGATTTAATAATGATCAAAGCGCTATGGATGGTGTGTTTGTAGAATCTGCTGACATTGATATAGGAGACGGCGACAGGTTTGTATTTTTAAAAAGAATCCTGCCAGATATATTATTTTTCAATGATACAGGCACCAATCAAAACCCAGCTATAAACGTTGTGGTTAAAAGACGTGACTTTAGCAACCAAACTTTATCAACTGATTCGACCTCACAAATTACCACAAGCTCAACCTTTACATCTTTACGATCAAGAGCAAGACAGTTTGTTCTGCGCTTTGAGTCCGACGATGATAACACTGAGGCTGATCAAAAAAATTACAAGTGGAGGCTTGGTAGTACAAGAGTAGAGATTCAACCATCTGGGCGTAGATAATGAGCAAATTATTACCTACACAACTACCTTTTGCTGTCGGTGATAACGTTTCGGCTGACACTTTCAATCGCCTAGTTAGGATTTTAGAAATTAACCTAGGATCTGTTGATCCAGACGCAATAAAATTATATAACTCCACAGACCTTAGCGAATTGCAATTTGCTACAGGAGCTATTATATTTAACACAACGACAGAGGTTCACCAAGCCTTTGATGGTACAGAGTTTAGAAACCTGTATGAACATCAAACTTACTTGACTGGACTCTCTGCAACAACAAGTATAGGAGCAGTGACAGTAAGTACACCATGATAAGCGAACAACTACAAAATAGAATTAATATGCTGACTGGCGACATGGCATCACAAGCAAACAAAGGAGCCATATCTAACAGAGAAATGGAGCTTTACAATCAGACAACTGGTGGCATGAATCCTATGGACATGGTTGGTCAAGCTAAAGGAGCCATATCTGACAGAGAAATGGAAATATTTGATAGCACGCAAAACGTATCACAAGAAGAAGAAGTGGATATGTTATTAGATGATGCAGCTAAGGACATGACCGAAGAAGAAAAACAAATACTTGAAGATCTATTAGAACGTGGAGCTGCAATACAAGAATCACCTTTAGCAGCTGAGGTACAAGAACTTAAACAATACGGCGAAGGTCCAGATACAGAGTTAGCGCATTTAAGACCTGGAGAAATGGTTATACCACCAGAGTTTTTAGAAGATGCACAGTTTGAATCGGCGTTAGCTAAAAAGTTTGACGAGTTTGATATTAATCCAGAACAAGCGATAGTTGGTTCGGGTATTGCAAGTCTTAACCCAGTGACTGGCTTAGAACAATTTTTCTTTAAGAAGATTGGTAAGGCCCTTAAAAAAGTAGTTAAGAAGATAGCACCTATA